ACTGACTCTGGTACACCTAACTCAAACAGATACTACCAAAAAGTTAAAGTATCAAACATCATGTAATACGTTGTTTAGACGTTTTATTAAAAAAGGGGGCTTCGGTCCCCTTTTTTTTTGGTCCTAACAATGGGATAAATAAAAGTATGGAAAAAGAAATTTTAGATAGATTTCCTGGAAATGAAATAACTGATGGTATGAGAATTAAAACCTCAGAATGGGAACTTTTACCTAATAAAAATAAAGTATATAAAGGAACAAAAGTTAATTTAGATTTATCACATAGATGTCCTTTAGAGTGTTTACGTTGTCCTAGACAAACGTATGATTATAAAGGTGAAATTGAATATAGAGGTGAATTAAAAAAAGAAGGTCTAAAAAAGAAACCAGTACCAGGCAGAGATATAACAATGGAAGAATTTGATAAAATTACAGATTATTTTGCTACGATACAATTTTGTGGACAATATTCTGATCCTATACATCATCCACATTTTATTGATATGTTAAAAATGATAAAAAGAAAAGGTTTAAGAAGTCAAGTACACTGTGCCTCTAATTATAAATCAGACGAATGGTTTAAACAAGCATTTGAGGCCTGTCCTGAAGCACAATGGTGGTTTGGTATAGATGGATTACCTGAAGATAGTCACAAGTATAGAATAAATCAAGATGGTGAAATGCATTTTAAAAGATTAAAAATGGCAAGACAGATATTAACTAGAAAACCTATATGGCAATATATTGTTTTTGGTTACAATCAACATGATATAGAAAAGGCTATGAAAATGGCTGAAGATATAGATGTTATTTTTAGTGTCATAAACAGTGGTAGGTGGGACAACAAAGCTCCAGATAAACTAGCTCCTAAAGACGGAAAAGGAATTAAAGCAAATGAATATGAAAAATAAAATTAAATTTAATTTTCCACACGTAAGTGAATATGAAGAAAAAGGAAAAATAGGAACTAATCATACTAAACTATATGATGATGACGGTAATATAATATCAGATGAAGAAAATAATATCAAAAGCAATGTTGGAATAAAACCTATGTGTATTAGAGGAAACATGAACTTGGCCGTAACTAATAGAGGTCAATTATTACCTTGTTGTAAGTGTGATACTCATAGAATGATGAAAGATCCGGAGTTTAAAAAATTAGTGGATAATAGTTATCTTACAGATTACAATAGTGTAAATGACATATTGAATAATGATTATTACAAAGCCTTTCAAGAGTCATTAGAACGCAATAGAGGTCCTTTTGCTTGTTGGGATCTTTGTAGAACTAACAAAGAAAAAGGTAGACAAGAAATGACAGTAGCCGTAAAAGGTGAATTAAAAATATGGGAAAGAAAATAATATAAATAGTAGTATGAAAAATTTATTAAGATCAATACTAGGTATATTAGTAGTAATAGTATGTATTAAAGTGTTTGCTTTATTCGTATTCTTATGTTATATTGGATTTTTTGTACCTGAATCACCAAATCCTCTAGAAAGTATTGAAGATAAAATAGAACAAGTTGAAAAAAAAGAGCGTGTTTTAACTGAAAATGAAAAAGAACTAGAGAAAAAATCTACTGAAAAAGATTGGGAAGAAGTAGATAAAGCAACAGATAAATAGTATTATGACAACACTAAAAAACAGACAGCCTACAAAATTAGACTATGCAAGTCCAACACAATTTAAATTTGGTATAGCTAAACTACCAAAGGTAGAATATTTTTGTACAGCTGCGACAGTACCTGGAATATCATTAGCCAATACACCAGCACAAGCAACACCACTTAAAGACATACCTTTACCTGGTGATAAGTTAGATTATGAAAGACTTGTTTGTACTTTTTTGGTAGATGAAAATTTAGAAAACTATCAAGAGATACATGGTTGGTTAAGAGGTTTAGGTTTTCCTGAAGATAACAAAGAACATCAAAATCTTTTAGTAAGTGGTAACGATAGATTTCCTGGTAGTACAAGCAATGTATTAGGTGAAGCAGGCCGAACAAAATATGCACCACCAAAAACAGGTGGTCTTTTTTCAGACGCTACGTTAAATGTGTTATCAAACAAAAATAATTCCGTAATAGAAGTTAGATTTAGAGACGTATTTCCTATTTCTCTAACTGGCCTCTCTTACAACCAACAAGCAACAGATGTTGATTATCTTACAGCAACTGTTACATTTGATTATAAGATATACGACTTTGCTGTAAAAGGCGCAAGTCGGACAACAGTTACAACATCTTAATAAATAAGACTAGTAACAAAATGAAAGAAAAGTGGAGATATAATGGACCTAGAACAGCTACAAAACGAAACAGATAAAGATTTAAATATTAACGATATAGAGTTAGATTTAGAGTCTTTAAAAACACCTCAATTACATAACAAGTATTTAAAATACTTAACAAAATTTAAATTACTATTAACACGTGCTGAAGATGAGTACAGAATTGTTAAAAGAGTAAAATGGGAATACTATACAGGCAAAGCCGATCAACAAGTATACGTAGATAAACCTTTTAATTTTAAACTATTAAAGGTAGATGTACCACAATATATTGATTCCGATCCTGAAGTACAAAAGTTAAATCAAAAAGTAAAATATTTAGAGACGGTTGTTGACTTTTTAGATAGAACGTTAAGACAAATAACTAATAGAACGTTTACTATTAAGAATGCAATAGACTGGAAAAGATTTACTAGTGGAGCAGTATAGTGTATTTAACTAATAACAATTGTATTTCCGTATCTACATTTCCTGAAGATTGGTGTCAGAGAGTAATAGAAAATTCAGAGAAGTTAAGAATACAACAAGCAGCTATACAAGACGGCAACAATAATAATAGAAGTTCCAAGGTTGCCTGGATTAAAGAAAATGATGAGTTATATAAATCTATAGAAGATGTAATTTTTAATCATAATGTAAAAGCAGAATGGAACTTTGATTTAAAAGAATTTGAACCTTTTCAGTATACAATATACGAACAAGGAGACCACTATGATTGGCACATAGATTCACATACTAAGCCTTACCCTAATGGTTTTATTAGAAAGATAAGTTTTACTTTATGTTTAAATGAAGATTATGAAGGAGGAGAATTTGAGATTGCAAGTTTAAATCCTAAAGGAGTTAATCAAAATATAAAGTTTAAAGATAAGTTTACAACAGGTACATTGATATCTTTTCCCTCATTTAGTTGGCATAAGGTACATCCGGTGACCAAAGGAATAAGAAAGGTTTTAGTAGGTTGGATTGTCGGTCCTCCTTTCGTGTAATGCCAGATATAAGATACATCATAATTGACAAAGTAAACGATGTCTATTTAAAAGTAGACGCTGACGCCTCTATACGTAGAGAGTTATCAGAGTATTTTTGTTTTGAAGTACCAGGTTATAAGTTTGTTCCTGCATATAGAAACAGAGTATGGGACGGAAAAATAAGATTATTTTCTTATGCAACTGGTCAAATATATGCCGGTTTGTATCCTTATATACTTAAATGGTGTGAAGATAATAAGATACAAGTAGTAGATGGTACTAAAACAGTTGATACTAAAGTTGATTTAAAATTAGTAGAGGCATTTACAAAAGCTCTTAAAGTACCTATGGAAATAAGAGACTATCAAAAAGAGGCATTTATACATGCAACTAAAAAAAATAGATGTTTGTTATTATCTCCAACAGCCTCTGGTAAATCACTTATAGTATATCTATTAGTAAGATTTAACATGTTAAGACTAAAAGAACAAAACAAGAAAATCTTAATTATAGTACCAACCACATCATTAGTAGAACAATTAACAAAAGACTTTGGTGATTATGGTTGGAACATGAAAAACGTACATAAGATATATCAAGGACACGATAAAGATACTAATAAAAACGTTGTTATATCTACATGGCAATCAATATACAATCAACCAAAAGTATGGTTTAAACAGTTTGGTATGGTCATAGGTGACGAAGCACACTTATTTAAGGCAGTTTCACTCACAAAAATAATGACTAAACTAGAAAAATGTAAGTATAGAATAGGTCTTACAGGTACTTTAGATGGTACAAAAACACATAAACTAGTATTAGAAGGATTATTTGGCGTTGTTAATAAGGTTATATCTACAAGTGAATTACAAGAAAACAAACAATTAGCCGAATTAAAAATCATATGTTTAGTATTACAACATGACAAAGAAGTAAGGCATATGATGAAAGATAAAAATTATCAAGACGAAATGGATTACTTGGTAAGAAACGAAAAAAGAAACAAATACATTAGAAACTTGGCCTCTAGTTTACAAGGAAATACTTTATGTTTATTTCAATATGTTGAAAAACATGGTGATGAACTTGTAAAAATGATAAAAGAAAAGGCAGAGGATAAAAATGTATTCTATGTACATGGAGGAGTAGAAACAGATGATAGAGAAAAGATTAGAGAAATTACGGAGAAAAGTGACAACGCCATTATTGTTGCTAGTTACGGCACTTTTTCAACCGGAATTAATATACGGAATTTGCATAACATTATTTTTGCTAGTCCTTCTAAATCTCGTATAAGAAATTTACAAAGTATTGGTAGAGGTTTAAGATTAAAGGATAATGATTCAGCTGCGACTTTATATGATATAGCAGA